TGACCGAGTCTTTGCTGTGGTCGTCGGCATTAACTACCCGACCGCATCCGGCGAAAAGCGAGCAGAGCCGGGCGACAAGGTCAGCGACCTTCCCGCAAAGAGCATCAGCTGGCTGCTGGAAGCCCGTGCTATCAAGGAGGTCAAGTGATGGCCGATATGGGCGAGGACCGCGACCTGCTTTCCACGCGCCAGATTGCTCACTACGAGGCAACCGAAGAAGTGGTGGAGTTGTTCGGGGAGTTCACTCAGGACTCTGGACCGGACGGCGCTCACTACATGGAGGCCTCTGAGTTCCCCGGCTTGCAGTGCGCTAACTGCGTTGCCTACATGAGCGCAGCGCGTGCGTGCGAGTGGGTGGAAGGCGAGATCGCGCCGGGCGGTCTGTGCAAGTTGTGGATCATTCCCGAGGACAGGATGGTTGCCTGATGCCAACATTCACTCATGGCAAAGACGCAAAGGTATTCGCAAACGGATATGACCTGAGCGCCTACCTGTCAAGCATCACCGTGTCTGGCGAGTCCGACACTGCGGAGACGTCAACGCTGGGCAGCAGCGCCAAGACGTACATCTCCGGCATGAAGGACGCGACCCTCTCTGCGGAGGGTTACTTCTCTGTTGACACTGGAGGATCCGACGTCCGACTTGCTTCCCAGTTGGGGACAGAGGTCGTATTCACCGTCGTGCTTTCCGCTGACGCTGTTGGCGCGATGGGCTACGGCATGTCCGCGATTGAGACAAGCTACGAGGCAGGCGCTGAGATTGGCGGCGCTGTGTCTGTCAGCATTGAGGGGCAGAGCGTTGTTGGGCAGGAGCCCATCCGCGTGCTCCATGCTCTGGCGGCTGAGACTGCGACCGGCACAGGCGCAAGCGTTGACAACGGCGCGAGCAGCGCCAACGGCTACGCCGCCTACCTGCACGTCACTGCTGCGAGCGGTACGACCCCGAACCTCGTTGCAAAGGTGCAGCACTCTGCCGACAACAGCACTTGGGCAGACCTCGCTACGTTTACCGCCGTGACCGCTGCGAACGCTTACCAGCGTGCGTCGGGGACCGGAACGGTCAACCGCTACCTCCGGGCACAGTTCACAATCACCGGCAGCACGCCGAGTTTCACTTTCCACCTGTCAGCCGCACGACTCTAGGAGTTCTCAATGCCTACTTTCTCCCACGGTAAGGACGCCGTTTTCAAGATCACGGACGCCGCTGCAACCCTCCGTGACATCAGCACCGTTCTGTCCAGCGTTTCGCTCAGCCGCGAGGCGGACACTGCTGAGACTTCCGCGCTCGGCACGACGGCCAAGACCTACATCCCCGGACTGACCGACGCCACCATCAGCATTGAGGGCATGGCTGACGTGACGACCTCCGGCTACCTTGAGGGGATCCTCGGAACCAGCAAGGCGTTTGAGTTCTACCCGGCTGGCACCGCTGTTGGTCAGGTCAAGTACTCGGGTAGCGCGATCCTCACCTCGTTTGAGAGCGCCGCTGAGATTGGCGGGGCCGTTACCGTCTCCGGAGAGTTTCAGGTGACTGGCGCTGTGACCCGCACGGTCATCTCGTAATGGGCATCCTGAGCGTTGACGAAATCATCGCGGTCAAGGATCTGGACGAGAAGGAGATCGACATTCCCGAGTGGGGTGGGTCGGTCATCATCCGGGGACTGGGCTACGGCGAGTTCGTGGCGATCAGGGAGAAGGCATGGGACGGCGGGGGGCAGGACGAGCGCGTGTTCGGACGCCTGCTCCTCGCCGCGTCCTTTGTCGACCCGGTGCTGACGGAGGATCAGGCCTCTGCCCTGTTCGACAAGAGCAGCGCAGCGGTCACACGAATCTCGGACGAGATCGTCAAGCTGAGCGGCATCGGAGGCCCTGCCTTCGTGGAGAGCGAGGCCACGTTTCCGGGATGACCCGGAGATGGTATTCGCATTCAGGTTGGCGCGTGACCTAGGACTAACATACGGCCAACTGAAGTCGCAAATGAGCAACCGCGAGTTCACGCAGTGGCTGGCGTTCTATTCATACGAACGCAAGATGCAAGAGGAAGCGGACAGGAAAGCCAAGAGGAAAAGATAGATGGCTGAGATTGCCCGCATCACAGCAGTAGTCACCGCGAACACCACGCAGTTCACTCGCGGCATGAAGGCGGCTGACGCGCAGACACGCGCTACCGCAGCGTCGATGCGCGGCGCGAGTAACAGCGCCATGACTACGGCCAACAGCATGAACCGGGTCGGTGCTTCCAGCAAGGTCGCGGCGGCGGGGCTCAAGGCTGCAAAGGTCGGCCTTGCGGCTATTGCAGTCACTGCGTTCATCGGTACGCGGGAGTTGATGGATCAGTCGCGGGTTGCTGCCCAGACCGCAGCGGCGATCAAGTCAACGGGCGGTGCTGCTCGCGTTACCGCTACGCACATCAGCGACATGGCAAGCGCCCTGCAGGCGCAGACCGGGCTGGCGGACGACGCTATTCAGGGTGCCCAGAACCTGCTGCTGACCTTCACCAAGATCAGCAACGCCGGTCCTGACAAGATCTTTGACCGGGCTACGCAGGCAACGCTAGATCTTTCCGTAGCCTTCGGGAAGGATCTCTCCAGCACGGCCATTATGGTCGGCAAGGCGCTCAACGATCCCATCAAGGGGATCACCGCTCTTGGTCGTGCAGGCGTGCAGTTCACCAAGGCGCAGAAGGAGACCATCAAGGGGCTTGCCGAGAGCGGCAGGGTGGGCGAAGCCCAGAAGCTGATCCTCCGCGAGTTGGAGATGCAGATAGGTGGATCTGCAAAGGCGTTTGGCAAATCGCTGCCGGGGCAGGTGCAGCGTGCCCAGCGTTCATTTGAGTCGCTGTCGGAATCCGTTGCCAAGGCGGTCATCCCCGCATTCCTCGCCGCCGCCCCTCCGCTGATGGATCTAATGAAGGCGGCAACGCCGCTGTTCACGACCATCGGGAAGGCTATCGCCAGCGTCGTCTCACCGCTTGCAAGCGTTCTTTCAGCGCTTGTTCAGAGCAAGGTCGCTGTGGTCGCTTTGACGGCAGCGTTCGGAACGTTCATCGCCTTTGGCATCGCGTCGAAGGTCACAAAGATGGCAGTGGCCTTTAGGGGGCTTGCCACCGCCACTGCGGCGGCTGGTGCTGCAAACGCCGCTATGGGAGCAACCGGGGCGGCTGCCGGTGGTGCAGCAGGCAAGGTCGGCCTTCTCGCTCGCGCCCTTCCTCTGGTGATGAACCCGCTCGGCGCTCTGACCGTTGGTGTTGGAGTTGGTATCGCTGCTCTGTTCGCATTCAGGAACGAGATGAGCGCGGGCGAGCGAATCATGCAAGGGCTTAGCCAGCGCACCTTAGAGTTCCGTACTCAGGTGACTCAGGCAAACGCTGCGATCACCGGCCAGCGTGCTCTTACCAACGCCGTCACCACCACCTCCGATCAGGCGGCAAACGCAACGCAGAAGCACACCGCTGCGGTCCAGCGATACCTGCAGGCGTTGCAGTCGGGGCGGGCAGCGAACGAGTCCGAGGCGCAGTTCCAGCAGCGGCTGCGTGCTCTTTACGTTGCTACCGCGCAGGCAAAGGTGGGGATGGTCAACGCGACCACCCGCAGCGACGAGGCTGTGCGAAAGTCGGTCGACGGAGTCACAAAGCTGAGGGACGCTGGCAATCAGGAGTTGGCAACCGCGCAGGCGCGGCTTCGCAACGCGCAGGCGCTGCAGAACCCAATGGCGCAGGCTGCCATGTCGGCTGGTCAGCGTGCCGAGGCTGAGTACGAGTTGGCAAAGGCCACCGCAGGAGTCAACCTTGCCGAGGCTCGCCGGGGGCAGAGGCTGAAGGATGTGCTGGCGCAGCAGGTCGCAACGCGCAATGCAATCAAGCAGTCGACCATGACCGACGACGAGAAGGCCGCTTCCCTGAATGTGGTCAACAGGGAAATCAACAAGACTCGCGGAGCGCTCAAGGATTTGTCCGCTACCCCAGATCCCAAGAAGAAGGTCAAGGTTGACGTCACCGACGCAAACGCTGTGATCGGAACGATCAAGACCGCGCTTTCCAACCTTGATGGCAAGGTGGTAACCGTCACCCTGAAGGCCCTCAAGCAGGGCTTCAGCATGGGTGGCGTCGTTGGGTTCGCCGGGGGCGGCACAGTCAGGGGACCGGCAGGGACTGACGTCATCCCCGCCATGCTCACCGCTGGGGAGGTTGTGCTGACCGAGCGCCAGCAGTCGCTGGTCAACGGCGGCATGAGCATTCGCGATGCCCTTCGCAAGACCGGAGCAGGGTACAAGAAGGGCGGAAAGGTCGATCCAAAGAAGGCGGTGAAGGACGCAGCGCGTGACCGCCGTGCCGCTGCGGTGTCGCGTTTCACGTCCGCCGTTGGTGCAATTCAAGGACGCGCCATCAGCGAGAAGTATCAGGGTGGGCGCTCTGGCATCGGACTGGTTGAGCAAACCCGTCGCGGGCAGGAAAAGGCGCTTGCCGATAAGGAGAGCAAGTTCACCGGCACCGCGACCAACATCGGTCAGGGCATCAGCAACTTCACTGGATCGTTTAAGCAGTTCGACAAGTTCCAGACCGACAGCAACCGTGCGTGGGAGCGTGGCTGGAAGGGCACCATCAAACTCATCGACGGCTCCACGTTCACTGGCGGGCTGGCCGACTTTGACAAGAAGGTTGAGTCAGGACGCAAGGCGATTGAGCAGCAGTATTCGGCCCTGACTGTCTCTGAGCAGGCACTCAAGAGCCTGAACGACGAGGCGGCTGCTGCTGACCTTGCTGGCAACATTCAGGACGCTCAGAAGGCTTACGACCTTGCGCGGCAGTTTGGCAACGCTAAGGAGATCGCTGACGCGCAGAAGGCGCTCGGCAAGGCCGAGTTGGATCAGCGCCGATCAGACCTTGAAGGCAAGGCTAAGACCGAACGCGATACTGCAGATGCTGCCAAGGCGACGGCGCTTGCAACGCTTGAGGAGAGCGCGGCTACTGAGCGACAAATGCTTCAGGACAAGTTCGACGATGAAAAGACCCTCCGCGACATTGCCTTCACGGAGGCACGCGCCCAGTTGCAGACCCAGTTGGACGGACAGCTTCAGGCCCAGCGCGACACCGACGCTATGGCGCTCGCCCAATTGTCGTTCCAGCAGGAGCAGGAGCAGGCAGCGCTTGACCGCAGGCTTGCCAACCTGAACGCGCACTTTGAGAAGGCCAAGGTCACATCTGTTGCAGCGGCCAACGCTCAGATCAAGGCGCTCAACGCAAACGCTGGAGCAATGGAGCGAAGCGGCGAAACGCTTGCATACTCATTTTCTCAAGGCATGAAGAAGGGCGGCCCGCACATCAGGTCAGCGCTGCGCTCTATTGCTGGGCTGGTTAGGGATTACCTGCAACTGAACAGCCCGGCAAAGAAGGGTCCGCTGTCGACGCTTGACCACTGGTTCGACGCTCTTGCGCCAACTCTGACCGATGGGATCGATACCGGATCCATTGAGGGATCCCTGAACGGCATGAGGGCAGTCAAGGGCGGAGGCGGTGGCGTTACCATCAACCTGACCGTCAACGACTCAACGCTTGCGGGCATGAGCCGCGATCAGGCCGACAGGGTTGCCCGCGAGATTCAGGCTGCGATTGCCCGTCAGGTCAGTTTCACGATCTAAGGAATAGGGATGCCGTACTCACGCACTACATGGGTTGACTACCCGGCGACAACCACCCCAATCACAGCGGCTAGTCTCAACAACATTGAGGCTGGCATTGTCGCAGCTGAAGGCATCTATACGAATGAGGCCGCTCGTGATGCTGCGATCACTTCACCTACTGAGGGTATGCGCGGATACCTTACCTCGCCCACAGTGCCAGCGGCGACAGGCGCAATCACAACGGTTCCAAGCGGTGTCCAGACGATCTACAACGGCAGCGCATGGGTCTGTGTTACCGAGGTTGGCGCGTTCTCTACTACTACCGGGACAACCAGTAACACGGCATACACCACGACGCTGACAGGAGACGGAACACCTCTTAGCGTTACGCTGAATACAGGTACGACGGCCGTGCTTACCTTTGGCGCAAGCGTTACGACCGGTGCTACTGACCGAGCGTTTATCTCTGTGTCAGTATCGGGCGCAACCACGATTGCAGCATCAGACTTCATCTCAGTTCAGAACGGAGTGTCGTCAACCATTGCATGCCCCAACCACTCAATCATTATGACTGGGCTCACGGCGGGGGCCAACACCTTCACGCTGAACTACAAGTGTCTTGCAGGCGCGACAAACACTTTTGCCCGTCGCAACCTTATTGTCAAGGGCATTGCTTAGTACCTAATGCCGATCTACCCGTCATCCCCCTCGCTTGTCCCAAGTGCTGTCTCGTGGCCGGGTGGGTCAACGTCGTACATTGGCGATCCGGCAAGCATCACCTACACGGTTGAAGTCCTGTGGGACGACGTGCAGACCACGGCGATTCAGTTCGACGTCTCCACGTTTGGCGAGGGTGACAGGTTCACTGACCCGTTCTTCATTGACTGGACTGACCCGGCCGTTGAGCAGGTCAGCGGGGTGTCGTCAATCAGCATCACTCGCGGACGCGACGACAACCTTGAAGCGTTTGACATGGGTTCGTGCAGCGTCACGGTTGAGGACAACGACGGCAGGTACAACCCGGCCAATGCGTCAAGCCCGATCTACGGAAAGATTCGTCCGATGCGGCACCTGCGCGTCTATGCCACGGTTGGCGGAACGGGCGTCAAGTCGGTCATGTTTGACGGGTACATCAGGAGCATTGAGCATTCCGCGCTTGACGGGAATCGCGGCATCTCCACGTTTGTCTGTGGCGACTTCTTTCTCTACATGAGCAAGACCAAGCCGGTGTTCACGAACGTCGGCAGGGACACCACGACGGGCGAAGTGTTCAACAACATGATCGCTGCGATTGGCGTGAGCGAACCCGGCGCAACGTCAGTCCAGACCGGCGACGTGATCCCGTCTCCCGGCGTCGGCAACTCCAGCACGGGGCAGACAGCCCTCCAGATTGCTGGCTCGCTGATGGAGATTGAGCGCGGTGACTTCTACATCGCGGCTGACGGCGTCATCACCTTCAAGCAGAGAAACAACAGGGCGCTTGCCTCAAGCGAGTTCACGTTCCAGAACGTCTCAACCCGCGTTGCCACGACCTCCGACCTTGACCGGGTCAAGAACAAGGCAGCGGTCGTCAAGCAGACTGACGTTGGCGACTTTACCCGCGACTGGAGCGACGGCCCAAGCATTGCCAACTTTGGGCAGCAGGACTTCTCCACCATCTCCTCGTTCTACATTTACGACGCAACGCAGGCTCAGGCGCTTGCTCAGTGGCTCGTGTCGCAGAGGAAGGATCCGACCACGTCCGTCAGGTCGCTGGAGGTCGTGCCCAAGACGTTTGACAACGCCGGGGCGTACTACATCCTTGACGCCATTGACCTCTCATCTAAGATTACTGTGCAAGAGAGTTCGACAGGTCTTACGTCAACGACATTCTTTGTGGAAAGCATCAAGCACTCAATCACGCCGGAGATTCACAGGGTCAACTTTGGGCTGGTGCGAGATGACGCTCTTGCCCTTGTCCTTGACTCACTCACCAGCGGGCTGCTGGACACAAACACTCTGGCCTACTAGGAGCACCAGTGCCGTACACAACTCCATCAACCGTGACCAGTTCAGACGTCCTGACTGCTGCGCTCTGGAACACGCAGATCAGGGACAACTTTGAGACGGTGGCAAAGCCATACTCTTGCCGCGTCAATAGAAGCGCAGTCCTCTCTTTGCCTGCGGGTGTGGACACCAACATTCCTTGGAATCTTGCTGACAGTTGGGACTACACCGGGATGCACAGCCCAACGGTAAACCCCGAGCGCATTACGTTTCCCGAAGCCGGTATCTACATGGCAAGCGCCTTCTTCTCCGTCAACGGCATCGGCTCTGACTACGTCATAAGAGTCAGAATGAATAGGTACACATCTGCCGGAGCATTAGTAGCCACGTTCGGGATGGTATCGGAGTTCATTCCTAACTTTGGCAGGGTGCTAAACCTCACCGGATTTGTTCAGGCTAACGCTAATGACTACATGGTGGTCACTGCGCTAGGGGTAGTAACTGCTGGTCAGGCGTTCGGCACGTCCCCGGTGTCAGGCGAGACGTATTCGATGACCGTGCATCAGGTAAGCAAGCAGGTCTAACAAATGCCATGGACTAACGTGCCCACGTTCACGGTCGGGCAGGTGCTCACCAGTACGACGATGAACCAGATGCGTGAGAACGCAAACATTGGTCATCTGATTTGCACCAGCACTAACCGGCCTGCTGCGCCCGATGAGGGCACGATGATCTACGAGACAGACACCGACTTGCTCTATGTCTGGACAGGAGCGGCGTGGCTTCAAGTCAGGCGCACGACGGACTCGGTTTCAGGCTCTCTGCTCACAGGCACGGTAGCGACAAGCCTGCTCACCGGCACCGTTGCCGATGCAAACCTCCCAACTGGCGGCAGGGCATGGACCGCGTTCGGGCGCGTTGCCTTCCCATCGGGCGTATCGCAAGCAGCAAACTTAGCGTTTAACGTGCCGTTCAGGTCGCAAGTGTTGATTCAGGCAAGCGTCAGTGGATTCGGCGGGCCGGGACTGGCGCGGCAGTACCTCGCCGTCTATGGAGTGACGAACTGGACAGAAGGCTCTTTCTACTACTTTAACGTTGCGGGCGACCACCGCACCTTGCCTGTGGGCGGGCTGGTTGTGACTCTTGACCCCGGCAACTACACAGCCGGAACGTACATCCTCAACATCAACACAGACGTTAACGACCAAGCATCCTATTCGTTCTTTGGCACAAGGGTCACCTGATGAAAACCCAGTACCTCATGCGTGCGGTGATGTCTCTGCTGAACACTGATTTGCCAGTGGTGGTGTGCCCATCAGAGGATTACGAGGACATTTACTGGTGCGACGTGCCGCAGAGCAAGCGCCCATCTAGGTCGGCGGTGACGGCAGAGATTAAGCGGTTGCGTAAGGAGGACGACGCCACCGCTTACCGCCGCCAGCGGGCCGTGGAGTACCCGCCTATTGGCGACCAACTTGACGCACTGTTTCACGCTGGCGTGTTTCCTGAAGAAATGGCGGCTCAGTTGCAAGCCGTCAAGGACAGCAACCCAAAGGGCTAGTCGTGCCGTGGACTAACATCTCATCGTTTGCTCCCGGCGCGGTGCTTACCGCTGACCAGATGAACGACCTCCGGGACAACGCAAACATCGGGCACACCGTATGCACGAGCACGACGCGGCCCGCTAGCCCGGACACTGGGCGCATGATCTACGAGACGGACACCGCCAAGTTGCTCATCTGGGATGGGTCGGCGTGGGTGGATGTCTACCCGGCGCAACCAGCAGGAAGCCTTACCGCTTACGCGGGCGCGTCTGCCCCTGCCGGGTGGTTGCTCTGCGACGGCACAGCCGTCTCGCGCACGACGTATGCCACGCTCTTTGGTCTGCTCTCAACAACCTATGGCGCAGGCAATGGCACTACGACATTCAACCTCCCTGACATGCGCGGACGTATGCCGATGGGCGCAGGCACCGGAGCGGGGCAGGGCGCATCTGGTTCAGGTGCTCCTTCTGGCACCGCGCTTACTGCGCGGACTCGTGGCGGGTTCGGCGGCGACGAGAGGATGCAAACGCATACTCACATTCAGAACGCTCACGCTCACGAACTTGGACCGGGACAGAGTTTCGGCACGTCGTTCGGACCCAACGCAGGCGGCGTTGCCACGTTCGGGCTTTCCGTGGCAATCATCAACACGAACACCTACCAAGGTCCGTATTCAGCAACCAGCGTCACAGCGACAAACCAGAACGCGGGTTCTGGTTCGTCAGAAAACATGCCCCCGTTCGTTGTCCTCAACTACATCATCAAGACGTAGCAATGGCGTGGACTGACATACCAGACTTCACCGTTGGTCAGGTGCTTACGAGTTCGCGCATGAACAACATGCGTGACAACGGCAACATCGGCCACCGCATCTGCACCAGCACCACGCGCCCCACGTCACCTGACGAGGGGACGATGATTTACGAGACGGATACGGACAAGGTCTTTGTCTGGACTGGCGCAGCGTGGAACCAAGTAGCAACCCAAAACGCGCCTGTAACTGGTTCCGTTGTTCAGATGCAGTCTGGCTTTACGCAGACTCAGGTGTCTATCACCACCACCGCAAGAACCGACACCGGCATCAACGCAACAATCACCCCACGGTTCAGCACCAGCACAATCCTCATCCAAGCGCAGATCGCTACACGCCGACCGGGCGGTGGCAACGCTGGTATCGGGTTTGACATCCGGCGCAACGGGACTGTAGTTCTCAACCACACAGACAACTACTACCTCTACAACTCAGCAGACGTTGGCGGTGGAAACCCCGTTCCTCTGTTCTTTGTGGATACACCGGCAAGCACCAGCGCTTTGACGTACAGAATCTTCTTCTCGTCGTACTCAGGTTCTCTTGTAGAAGTGCAAGACGACAGCATCTACCGCTCGTACATAGTCCTCTGGGAGATTGCCGCATGAAAGTCATTGACGCGGTTCTTTCTCTTTGCCCCGGCGCAGAGGTCGTCGTGCGCGGCAACGACCCAGAAACGATTGAGTGGGTTTCAGGGCCGGAGCGCAAGCCGTCTGTCAAAGAGATCAAGGCAGAGATGAAGCGGCTGGCCCGCGAGCACGACGCGCATGAGTACCGTCGTCAACGTGCGGCAGAATACCCGCCCATAGGCGACCAGTTGGACGACCTTCTCAAGCAGGGTGCGTTCAGCGACGAGATGCGGGCCAAGTTGCTCGCAGTCAAAGACAGGTTCCCCAAATGACTCAACGCGACATAGAAGTTCTCCACGCTCGTCTAGAGGCGATCCATCAAGAGAAGTTGCGGGCAGCAGATCAGTTGGACAGGATTGAGGAACTTGCTCGCTCAACTAACGGCAGGGTCCGCGAGTTGGAGATGTGGCGAGCACGATGGCAGGGTGCTGCTACTGCAACTCGCTTTGCATGGCTTCTCGCTGGCGGCGCAGTAACGGCTATCATCATCG